GCTGGCGTCAACCCGTTCCAGGCGGCGGGTGGCAAGCTGGCCGGGGGACTGCCCACGGCTGGCCAGGGCGGCGTGCAGGGGGCCTACGGTGCCCTCGGCCAGGCCCAGGACATGTTCGGGCAGTCCGGTCAGCTCAACCCCTACTACCAGGCGATGGTAGGCGGGGCCAGCGGGCTCTCCCAGCTCCCCAGTCAGACCCAGGAGGCCATGAACCTCTACCGGAGCATGCCTGGCATCGCGGGCACGCAGGTCACGGGTGCGAACATCGAAAACGACCCGGCGATCAAGGCCGCGAACGCCAAGTTCCAGGAGGTCATGGCGCCCATGATCAAGGACGCCGCTGGCCTCTCCGGCATCGGCAGGTCCGGCGCGATGACCGGTGCGCTCGCCTCACAGCAGGCGCAGACCATCATGCCCCTCATCCAGGACGCCATGGGGCGCGAGGAGCGTGGGATCGACAGGCTCCTCGGCGGGACGCAGGCCGGGGCCTCAGGGCTCTTTGGCGGTGGCCAGCAGTCGGCCAACCAGCTCCTGTCGCAGCTCGGGATCTACGGGCAGGCCGGTGGTGCGCAGCAGCAGGGCCAGCAGTTCGGCGCGTCCGGCATGGCCGGTGTCGGCCAGGCCCTCGCCGGGCTCGGTGGCCAGGAGCAGAACATGCTCATGAACGCCATCAGTGGGATGAGCGGTCTTGGGGATCAGTTCCGCGGCATCGAGCAGGAACAGCTCAACGCCCCCTACGAGGAGCAGATGCGCATGTACTCCGAGGCCCTGAACTCCATCTACGGCCCGTTCGGCATGATCCCTGGTATGACGGGATCCGCCGGGACCTCGACTGGGGGTAAGAAGTAATGGCCGCTCCGGTCATCATCGCAGCTATCATTTCCGCTATCGCCAGCAAGTACGCCGCGGATCAAGCTCAGAAGCAGGCGGCGATGCAGTCCGCCGCGGCAGGGGCGAACGCGTCGAAGCCTGAGTTCGAGGCGATGAAGCCTGTCTCTCTTGAGTCCATTACTGAAGACCCAGCGAACGCTCAGCAGCCCACACCGCAGCTCCAGACGCAGCCCGTCAACACTGGAGCCGGTGGGACACCCATGCCCCAGCCGGTGGCCCCGCCGAGCGCAATCGGACGGACCCTGGAGCAGTACGACAAGCAGAGTCTCATCAGGCCAGGCTCGACCGACAACTCCGCGGCGTACATCCCGCCTACCGGGAGTGTGATGCCGTCCTCTCAACCCGCGCAGGATGGCGCGCAGGGCGGGGCCGGTGGTATGACCAGCTTGGAGATGGCGCAGCTCGGGCTCATGCTCGGCTCGCAGCTCTTCAAGCGCGAGAAGGGACCGCCGCCTCCGGGGCTCCCGAGTAGCTCGTTCTCTCCGATGCGCCCAGTGTTCAGGGGGTAGTATGGCCAAGATGACGCTCATGGATCTTCTCCCGGCGATCCTCGGGTTCGCGGGAGGGGCCGCGTCTCCGAAGTTCGGCGCCGCGGCGGGCCAGACCCTGGAGATGGCGGACGCCTTCAAGCAGCGGCGCCGGAGCCAGACGCTCGAGGAGGAGCGCATGGACATGGCGCGTGGCTCCGAGAAGCGGGCCGAGGCCGGGGAGCAGCGTGAGGCTGCTTCTGCGGGACGGGCAGTGCAGAACTTCCAATGGAGCCAGCACCGCATGATCCTCGCAGACCAAGAAAAGGCAGATCTGGATGCGGACGAGGCCCGCCTCAAGAATGCCGCTGGGGCGGACTGGGGTCCACTTGAGGAGGAGTCGAAGCGGCGTGGGGTGACGATACCGGAGACGATGAAGACGAGCTTCTTTGGTGCCAAAACCTTCGCTGACAGCAGGGCCGCTGAAGGTGACATCAAGCAGTACTTCGCGGACAACACCATCATGGACGAGAATGTTGTCAAGGCAAACCTCCAACCAGGCGAGTCGACAACCATCGTGGTCCGTGGCCCCAACGGTGTCCCGATGAAGAAGAACATCTACAAGCCGATCAAGGGCGAGAGTGGAGGCGGCACGGACACGACCGGCGTCACCGCCATGGTGAACTCGCTTCAGGGAGTACAGAAGGCCAACCTCACGCTGGAACAGGCGGTCAACGAGGGCGCTACCGCAGGGGCCGCTCCTCCTAAGAATGACCCTCTGAATCCTCGGCAGTTCCCAACGGATGGTGGCAGCTTCTCGGCCCACACCCCGATCGCCGGTGCTGCGGAAAAGGTCGGCAACATCGACGAGGGTCTCATGGGCAAAGACCAGGCCCTCCAGGACGTCATCACTCGTGCCGCGACTGACAAGAACGCATTCCTTCAGGTCGTCCAAATGGTCGCCAACAAGATGCTCCCTCCTGAGCTGTTGACCTCGATCATGGCGCAGAAGCAGGGCGGAGGCCAGGCTCCTGTTTCCTCCGCTGCTCAACCTGGGTCTACTGGAGTCGCCTACTCCTCTCAGTTCGAGTAGGAGGCCAGATGCCCAACTGGAAGGGGTTCTTCTCCGACCCGAGAACGTACCAGCTCCCTCAGGTCGAGTTTCAGGCAGCGTACGAGCACCTCGCTCAGCTCGATCCAAACATGAAGGAGTTCGCGTTTGAGGACCACACCGCGTTCGTGGACTCAATGCGCTCCAAGTTCAACCCTGACCCGGCGTTCCAGATGCAGCAGGCCCTGGGACCGGCCGGTGCTGACATCGTCGATGCGTTTGCGCCAACCATGATGGGCGGCGCTCCTGCCGTCGATCAAATGGCTGAAGCGCAGGCGATGACAGAGGGCGTCCAGGGCGTGGCCGGGAGTCCGATCGGGCAGTTGATCGCCGCCGGTGGGAAGATGGCCAAGCCGTGGCTAGAAAGCTCCATCGGGACTGGGGCCGCGACCTACGAGGGATTCGGTGATGTACTCGGGGCGATCAATCAGCTCCCAGTAGAGATCGCTCAGAAGCTCGACCCAGACAACATGCACCCTCTGGCGAAGGCAGCTCTTGCTCCGCTGATGCCAGCTCTCCAACTGTGGAAGCAGGAGATTCAGGCCGTTGAGGGCTCACAGATCGTTCAGGACATCGAGGCCGGTACTGCTGAGCAGCAGACTGAGAGGGGAGCCGCCGCTGATCAGTTCCGACAGTCTGGGAACGTGCTGTCCAGGGCGCTTTTCGGAGATGAGCCGAAGAAGACCATCGATGACATCTGGGGGGAGGCCAAGAAGGGCCAGTTTGGGAACGTCCCAGAGTACGCCTACGATGCCGCGGTAAACGCCGCCATCACCATGGCCCCAATCGCACTGCTCAACGCCATCCCAGGAGTAGGTCAGGCCGCGGGTGGGATCATGCTGTTGTCCCAGATTTCCGGCGAGCAGACCTCTGACGTTCGCGCGGCCGGTGGCGAGGGACAGAGGTCCATCGACAACGTGGTGGACGCGCTGATTCCGTCAGCTATGGAGCGCATCGGCCTCGAGCGCGTCTTCAGCAAGCTACCGAAGCGGCTCGCACAGCGCGGTGGTCTGCTCGGGTTTATGTACGGACGTGGCCAGAACGCAACTGAATCTGCACTCATTGAGTGGCTGACCGAGACTGGCCAGCAAGCGTGGAACATCGACATGCGTCGGCAGTCACTCGGTCTGCCAAGGTTTGACCCATACACAGAGTCCGAGCGGAAGGAGCTTCGCGAGGCCGGTGCCCAAGGAGCTATCGGAGGAGGTGCCCTTGGTGGAGCCGCTGGACTCGTAACCCAGACACCGCAGGAGCGCGCGGTCCAGGTAGATGAGGCCGTCACCAGGTTCAAGCGCACCCTGTCCCCAGAGGAGCAGGCGCTTCAGGGCAACATCGACCTGCGTCCTGAGCCCACGCCGAACGCCGGGGAGACCAGGCACCGTGAGACCCCGACCTTCCTCACGAGGGAGGAGGCGCAGCAGTTCGTCAATGAGGAGCCGCTTGACATAGAGTCAATCTCCGCCCGCGTTGGACGCCCCGTGGAGGAGATCTCTCAGGAGGTCGACGCCGCCGAGCAGCGCGTCATGGACATCCTCGAGCCCCAGCACAAGCCTGCGCAGCCGGAAGCGGAGAATGAGGACGTAATCTCCGCAATCGGTGCGGGGATTGAGGCCGTGGCCGCGGACGCCGAGGCGCAGGGCCAGCCCGAGCTGGCCGCGGCGCGCCGAGCGCGCATCGGTCAGGTCCAGGTGGTCGAGCCGCGCACGATCTTCGAGCGCGGGCTCAAGGGGCTGGAGAGGATCGGGAAGGGCCGCAAGGTCGTGCTCTTCACGCAGCCGCAGGTCCCTGGTGAGCCCGTCCACCACGGCGTGTTCGTGCGCCCAGGCCTCATCGCTATCGACGTCTCCGTGAACCGCAACCGTGCCCCCGTGGCCGTGCTCGGGACGATGTTCCACGAGATCGTCCACGACATCAAGGAGGCCGCTCCTGAGGTCTACCAGGGCGTCATGGAGGCCATCCGCAAGACCAACCTGTGGGCGCAGTCGACCAAGAATCTGTCCGACCGCGGCCTCGTCGACCCGTCCGAGGACGAGATCTTCGCCGCGGTGATGGAGCAGCCCCACGTAGCCGTGAACGTCATGCAGGCCCTCGCGGACTACGCGAACGTGGCCGACCTGGCGAAGGCCCCAGGCCCGGTGCGCGCCGTGGCGGAGTACATCTCCAAGCTGTTCCGCACCGTCGCCGGGAAGCTCCACATGACGGCGGACTCGGACAGGCTGAACCTGAGGCAGATGCAGCGCATCAGCGCGCTGCGTCTGGACCCTGAGACCCGCAGGAACGCCGCTCGAGCCACCCTCGAGCTGGTGGACATGCTGAAAACGGAGGTGCCCAATGCCGTGCAAGAAGCGCAAGAAGAAGTAGCTGTCGCCGAGCCGGAGACCGCTCCGCCGATTGAGACCCCTGAAGGACCACAACGGCCGGAGCGGCTCCTGGCTCGGGACATCACCGAGGAGGCGACAACCATCCCCCTCGACAGCGGTGGAACGCTGGAGATCTCCAGAACCGGTAAGAACTACACGGTTGTGCGCAAGTCCGCCAGTGGTAAGGTCACGGCCCGCAAGCCGTTCCCCAACCTCAAGGCCGCGAAGGCCTACGTCAACAGCGTGGCCGGGACCAAGTACTCCATGTCGTTCAACGAGCTGCGGCGCCGCGAGGGGCCGACTAGCCCGCGCACCTTCACGTCCGTGAATGAGCAGATCGAGTTGTCCCAGAAGTTCAGAGAGCAGTATGAGCAGATGCTCTCCTTGACGGACCCGTTCATGCTCGATACCACACGGCGCGAGCGCGCGGCCAAGGCGGCGAAGCAGGCCATTGACTCCATGCGCATCCTCGAGCCTTCGGACTACACCGATGAGCAGAGGATGTTCGCTGACTTCGCGCAGAGCCTCGGGATCACGTTGACGTTCTACGAGTCGGCTCCGCAGCCAGGTTCGTTCGGATTTTCCATCTTCCCAGGCCAGATCTGGATCAACACGAAGGCCGACAAGAAGCGCGTCGTCAGCGGGACCATCGTCCATGAGATGATCCACGACCTCTACAAGCGTGACCCACTGCTGTGGGCTGACCTGTACAAGGCCGTTCGCAAGCAGGCCCCTGACATGTTCGTCATCATGGAGAACTACGTCAGGAACAGCAAGTCTTACCAGCACATTCTTGGGAACAAGGCCAGGTTCAACGATGAGGTGTTGGCGCACGTCATGGAATCCTTCCATGGTCAGTTCTGGAGCGCCGTCTCTGTCATCGCAAGGCAAGACAATGCCCCGCCATCATTCGGGAGATTCCTTGAGTGGGTTGGTGGGCTCCTTAGGAAGATGGCGACGTTGTTTGGTGGGACGAACCTCTGGGACATGCTTGGGATCGACATTGACCTTAACGACCCTGCCGATGTCATAGGGATGAAGTTTGCCGAGGCACTCAAAACCGAAGTCCGTGAAGGCGAGTACTCGGTCTACGCGCCGGAGAAAACTGAAGCCGCCAAGGGGCGCCTGAAGACGGAGCTGACACGCGTTGTCGGTGTCCCAGGTGTCACGCCAACGGCCAGAACTGAGTACGCACGCATGCTCGGAGAGCTGGACGTGCAGATCGAGACTCCAGGAGGGGAGCAGCTCCCGCTCTTCTCGCAGGGGGTGGTTGGGTACCCGCCTGCGGCGAGGACGCGATCACGGCTCGCCACCTGGCGGGCGCGGCTCGAGAAGCTAGGTGAACTCGGACGCGAGGGCCGGTACTGGTATGAGTCGTCCGCCGAGGCCATCCTCGAGATGACCGGCGGCAACGTCGAGGACGCGCGCAAGTTCGCGCGCCTGATCGCCGTCTACTCACCGGAGAAGCTGGTCGTAGACAACTGGCACGTGGCCCTCGCGGCCTGGCACCGGTACAAGGCCGGGTACTCCAAGGAGGAGTTCCTGCGCGAGAAGATCGGGAAGTACAAGGTCTTCCACGAGAAGGCCGCGGAGATCCTGTATGAGAACGCGCCGTGGGAAGGGGAGAAGACCAACTCCTTCTTCTCCAACCTCATCGACATCGTCACCTCCGGCGGGACCGACCGGGTCACGATCGACCGCTGGATGATGCGCCTCTTCGGGTTCTCCGGCGACGGCCCGACCGACGCTCAGTACGCCGCCATGAAGAAGGAAACTGAGCGCGTTGCCAAGGAACTCGGCGTGGAGCCGCACCAGGCGCAGGCCATGATGTGGGTGTACGCGAAGACCGTGTGGATGGACATCAAGCCGAGCGTTCTCGCTGAGGCGAGGCGACGCAAGATACCGACGCACGTTCCGAGGATCGTTGACGGCGAGGTAATGCTCGGTAAGGACGGTAGACCGGTCATGGTGAAGACGCCGGGCTACGAGAAGCTCTACCGGCAGATGTTCCACAAGGAAATCAAGCGCGACCTCAAGTCCGACCCGACCACCCACCCGCTCAGGGAGGAGGCACTCGCCAACTACGCTGACGGACTGAGGCGGAAGATCGCCGTCGTCTCCATGGAGGCCATCCCTGGAGTCGGCTGGTTCAAGAACCTTCCTGGAGCTACACTTTCTGAAAAGGTTTGGTTTACGATCGGAGTCGAGAACGCGTTCACGGACGAGGTCGGGGACATCATCGGACAGGTCATGGGCCTGTACCCGATCGCCGACATCAACACCATGCTGCTCGGCAACAGCGCGTACTACGCTGACGGACAGATCCAGCTCAACCCGTCACGCCAGATCAAGTACCCAGCCGCGGCCAAGCGCGGCGCCGAGTACACCTTCACGTGGGATGCGGCAAGCAAGGACCAGGTCAAGCTCGCGGCCGTCATCCGCGGCATGCTCACCGGGCAGAACTCGGTGGCCGGGTACCGCGTCTTCAAGGACCCTGGCCCCGAGGGCGACCGCAACATGGCCGAGCTGGACATCGGCGCTCCGTTCTCCCCTGAGCAGACGGAGGAGATCGTCAAGTTGGTTGACGCCGGGCAGATCGCGCTGTACCCGGCGGACAATGGGATGCGGTTCCTGAACATCTCCGACATGCCGAACCTCGAGTTCCACAAGGTGGTCAGGGGGGTTGCCAAGCAGTTCCGTGGTAAGGTGAGCACGTTCATGGCGGACACCTTCTTCATTGCGAGGGAGGGGACTGGAGAAACCTATGCCGACATCATCCAAGGACGAGAGCAGCTACTCCGAGATGTGGAAGATCGGGTTGCCGATCAACTCGCCAAGCACTACCTCGAAGCTCAAGAGCGAGGGCTCGGCGACGCCCCAGAGTGGGCCGTTGCCCGTGGAGGTACAGAGGCGGCTCTTCGACGCGATGCGAAGGAGTACCCGCACTACTGGCACTTCTCGGCCCAAGACGTAACCCAGACAGGCATCAAGCGCGAGTTCGCCGGTACCGGTGCTACCGGTGCCGAGCGCGCTCGTTTCCGTTACGACCCCGAGACCGGCAAGCTCGACCCCGAGTCCGCGGTCATCCACCTGTACATCGACACCGGCAAGGCGGAGCACCAGGTCGTCTCCACGGCGAAGTACATCAACAAGGTCATCGCCAAGCTGAAGCTCATCCCGACCTCGAGCGAGGCGCTGACCACGCTCTACCGGGAGAACGACGGCGACATCAACGCGGTGATGAAGCGGCTGCGCGAGCTGGGCTACGACGGGATGGTGGACGAATCCCGAGGGTTTGTCCAGGTCAACCGTGACATCGACGTATCGGAACTCTCTGAGGGCCATGAGCTTACCGCCAAGGAGCGGCTGGCGTGGAAGGGTGCTCTCCGGCTCGAGAACATCCAGGAGGGCGAGAAGTACGACCACCTTCGATTCCCCAAGCTGAAGGAGGTGAAGCGCGCCGACATCGAGTTCATCGCCTCCGTGCTCAAGGACGACGGGACGGTGTACTTCCCGACAGGGACAGACGAAGCCGTTGTGTCTCAGTACTTTGAGGAGGTGAGGTCAACATCTGTTGGCCTCGTCGCCACGAGACCCCGGCGTCCGCAGTTCTCCGTCAGCTACAGGAGCCCAGGCCCGCCGGTTGGCGAGATGCAGGTCGTGGATGACGAGCAGGAGTTCGGTACGCAGTACGCCACCGGCTCCGGCCCAGGGTGGAGCCTTCCGAGATCTGACCGCTGGGACTGGTTCGTGAAGAAGGTCCAGGACAGCTTCATCCGCTTCAAGCGCCTGAACGACATGTTCGAGGACGAGGGGATCTTCCTTGGCGAGGGACTGGACGTTCGCCTTGCCGAGGAGCTGTACCACGGCAAGGTGCAGGAGGCCACCCTTCGCATCGCCGCCAAGTACCAACAGCCCCTGATGCTCGCCCTGCGCGAGCTGGCCGCGAGCAGGCCCGAATCCTACACCGAGATCTTGAAGAAGTTCGACCTCTATCTGCACGCCGCGCACGCCAAGGAGCGCAACGCCCACATCCGTGAGGTGTGGCGTGAGCGCAAGTTGACCCTGCTCCAGCTCCGCAAGGGCAAGCTCCAGGACAAGCTCCAGGTCCTGAATGACGAGCTGGCCAGCGCCACGGACCAGGCGCACATCGACCGGCTCAATAACTCCATCCGGCGCTGGGAAGCGAAGCTCGTGAAGCTGGAGGAGCGGATTGTTGCCGTCACGAACCAGAAGGAGCTGAACTCCGGTCTTTCCGACACGCAGGCCGACGTCATCATGCAGCAGACCCGTCAGGAGGGCCTGATCGGGGAGTTTGGGAAGCTGGCCGGTCAGTACGTCTACCCCATGCTCACGGAGCGCATGCAGGCGTGGGTGGCCGCGGGGATCATCACGCAGAAGGAGTACGACAACACCATGGGGCGGTACAAGCACTACGTGCCGCTCAAGGGCCGGGGCTCCGAGGGCGACATCGAGGAGGTCATCGAGCTGTACGGGTTCTACCCGTCGTCTCCTGGCTTCGATGTCCGCGGGGCCGCGCTCCCGTTCGTCACCGGGCGCGAGGAGGACTCGAAGGTCAACCCGATCCTCGCCCAGTCCTTCGTCGACGCCATGCGCGCCGTGGACCTCATCGAACGCAACCGCGTGGCCGTAGCGCTCCTCGAGCTGGCCGAGGCCCACCCCAACGATAACCTGTGGGAGGTCAACAAGGAGGTCAAGAAGCGCGTCTACGACAAGAAGACCGGGGTGGTCAACGAGGTGCAGGACTGGCTCGCCAACCAGCAGGCCAACGTCGTCGGAGCCAAGCGCAACGGCGAGACGTTCTACATCCACCTCAAGGACCGCTACATGATCGAGGCCATGAAGGGCCTCGGTGTGGAGAACCTGTGGAAGTGGGTCCGCGCGGTGCGCGCCGTCATGCGCACCATGGCGCAGCTCTACACCACCTGGTCGCCGGAGTTCATCCTCACCAACTTCGCCCGTGACTGGCAGCAGGCGATCGTCTCCGCGTCGACCGACATGGGTGCGAAGGCCGCGGCTGAGGTGGCGAAGGAGTCCAGCAGGGCGGTGCGCGGGATCCTCGCGGCCAACTTCCCTGACACTTTCGGCTTCCTGACAAACGACTACACGGACGCGTACCACGAGTTCAAGGAGACCGGAGCGCGCATCGGCTTCTTCGGGATGAACGGCATCGAGGACATGCAGAAGGCCATCCTGAGCAACATGAACTCGGGCGCCGTTGCCACCACGATGCGTGGGCTGCGCAACGTCGGCAACTACATCGGAGCCATCAACGAGGCCACGGAGAACGGCCTTCGACTCGCCACCTACGTCGTGGCGCAGCGCCACGGCGCGAGCAAGGCCAAGGCCGCGAGCCTGGCCAAGAACATCACCGTCAACTTCAACCGGCGCGGCGACATCGGCGGGGCCGTTGGGGCCATGTACCTGTTCTTCAACGCTGGGGTACAGGGCGTCGACCGGTTCTTCAAGTCCATGCAAACCCCGGCCGGGAAGAAGCTGGCCGCGTTCTACGTCGGCCTCGGGTTCCTCACGTCGGTATGGTCGCGCGCCGTTATGGGTGACGACGATGACGGTGAGGACCGGTACGACAAGGTCACCAACTTCACGAAGCTCCGCCACTGGATCCTCGGCATCCCCGGCACGGACGGCGAGTTCGTCCAGATCTCGCTGCCCTACGGGTTCGGCATCTGGGCTCAGCTCGGCAAGGAGCTGGAGCACATGATGTTCTCCGGCCAGGACCGCGGCGAGGCCGCGGGTGAGGCCGCGGTTCGCATGCTCGCCGGGCTCACCACACACTTCTCGCCGCTGGGAGAGACCAGCTTCGAGAAGAGCGGCTACGCCATGACGCGGCCGATCATCCCCACGCTGATCGAGCCGTGGACCGACGTGTTGGCCAACGAGACCTACTGGGGCGGACGCATCTACCCCATGCAGGCGCCGTGGGACAAGCGCTCCGACTCCGCCCGCCACTACCCTGCGAAGACGGCCAGTGAGAAGGTGCTCATCGCCGCCACGGAGAAGTTGAACCAGCTCACAGGTGGGTCGGAGTACCGCCCTGGTGTCATCGACCTGAACGCCAACGCGCTGGCCTACGTGCTGGACAGCTACATCGGCCCGGCCGGGAAGTTCTTCGCCCAGCGTCCGTTCGATCTTGGGAAGAAGCTGATCACGGGTGAGGAGACGGTATGGAACGACTGGATGATCCTGCGCCGCTTCCTGTCCGAGACCTCCCCGCAGTACTACGTGCCAGGCGAGTTCTACGACGCGGTGGACGACGTGCAGCGTGCCGAGGAGGAGCGGGAGTACCTCAAGAAGAACGGCGACGCTGAGGACTACGCCCGCTGGGATCGGAAGCACGGCTGGAAGCTCGGGCTCGTCAAGGAGTCGGAGCGCGCACAGCGGCTGCTGCGTGACTGGCGCAAGCGCCCGGACTCGGACAGCAAGGAGGCCAGGGACAGGGCGCTTGCGGTCCAGCGCGCCTTCGTGAAGAGGTACTTGCAAGCGGAAGAGAGGTAGTGTATAGTGTCTGCGTGTGCTCACCTCCTTCCGGCCCCCGTTGAGCCTAGCTCCGGGGGCCACCTTTTTGCCCTATTGACATAGCATACAAAGGTGTGCGAGAATGTGTGTCGGAGGAAGTGGGCATGCTGCACATCGACGGCATCGGCGACCGCATCGCTATCACTGGTGATACGTACCCCATCAAGGACGTGCTCAAGGTCATCCCTGGCCGGTGGTGGGACGCGGACAGCAAGTCCTGGACCTTCCCCAGGACGCTCGAGTCCTACCGCCTGCTGACGCACATGTTCCCGTTTGCCGACGTGAGGCCAACACTTGTTGACCTCGCCGAACAGGAGAAGGCGCTCAGCGTGGCCCTGGCCGCGAAGCGCGAGGTTGACCTGCCGATCCCTGATCACATGCGCACCAGGCCCTGGCTGCACCAGTTACAGGCGTACCACTTCGCCCTCAACCGGATGCGCGCGAAGGGCGGGGCGATGCTGGCCCTCGATATGGGCACCGGCAAGTCGAAGGTGGCCATCGACCTCATCACGGCCCTGAAGTGCAGGCGCGTGCTGATCACGTGCCCGGTGTCGGTGATGGACGTATGGCCGGAGGAGTTCAGCGTTCACGGCGCCGCCGCTGGCGTTCTCGTATGCTCGCGCAAGCACAGCGTTGAGTCACGTCAGAAGTACGCCATGGCGTGGTTGCGTGACCGTGGTCAAGAAGGTGTCATCGTCATCAACCACGAGGCGGTGTGGCGCCAGCCCTTCCGTGACTTCGTGCTCAAGGAGTGGTTCGACATGATCATCGTCGATGAGAGCCACCGCGCGAAGAGTCCCGGCGGCAAGCTGTCGCGCTTCCTTGGAGGGATCCCGAAGAACAAGCCGGAGACGTTCCGACTCGCGCTCACCGGGACCCCGTGCCCACACAGCATCGACGACATGTTCGCCCAGGCGCGCTTCATCGACCCATCCGTGTGGGGCTGCAACCACCAGATCTACAAGTCGCAGTACATCATCACCGGGGGGTTCGGTGGTTACCAGACCCTCGGGTTCAAGAACACGGAAGACTGGAACGACAAGTTCCACAACCTGGCAATCCAGGTGAAGAGCGACGACGTGCTCGACCTACCGGAGGTGGTACACACCAACCGGTACTGCGAGCTGGACGGCGCCGAGAAGAGCGTCTACGAAGACATGAAGACCAACTTCATCGCCGAGGTGAAGGGAGGCACCATAACGGCGAGCAACGCACTGGTGAAGCTGCTGCGGCTGGCGCAGATCGTTCAGGGATCTGTACGGAACACCATGGGCACGGACACCGAGGTTGGGACCTCGAAGATGGGTCTGCTGTTCGACGTGCTCGAAGACATCCGAGAGCCAGCGGTTGTGTTCTGCCGGTTCAAGTGCGACCTGCGGATCGTTCGCGAGGTGTGCGCCAAGTACGGGAGACCCAGCTTTGAGCTGTCTGGAGAGAGCAAGCAGCTTGAGGAGTGGAAGCAGTCCTGCCGTGACGGTATGCCCGCGGTCATTGCCGTGCAGATCCAGGCCGGTGGGGTCGGCATCAGCATGGTGCAGGCCAGGTACTGCATCTACCTGTCGAAGGACTTCAACCTCGGGTCGTACGAGCAGAGCCTGGCGCGCGTCCACCGTCCTGGGCAGCAGGAACACGTGACGTACATCCACCTCATCGCGAAGGGCACCATCGATGAGACCATCAACAAGGCGCTCGCAAAGCGCAAGGACGTGATCGAGGCCATACTGGAGGAACTCGGATGATCTTGATTGACATTAAGACGTGTAAGGGGTGCGGACGAGAGCTTCCAATGACCATGGAGAATTTCTATTTCAGAAGTTCTGGTTACACCAACTCCAATTGTATTGATTGCGAGAAAGCTGTCTTCAAGAAGCGCTTTTCCGAAAACAAGGACTACAGGGAGAGGCACAGAGAACTTACCAGGCAGCGTCATTCCAACCAGACTCAGCACACGGCTGCGCAGTCCGCCGCTCGTCACGCCGTTCGCAATGGGAAACTGACTCCGCTCCCGTGCGAGCGGTGTGGACGAACGGACGACATCCATGCACATCACGACAGCTACCAGCAGAAAGACTGGCTCAACGTGATGTGGTTGTGCCGCGACTGCCACATGTGGAGACACCGATTCGTTCTCGGATGGGGGACGGTATGAGCTTCAAGGCAATCGAGCCCTACACGCAGTACAAGACCGGCCCTGATGATGTCACGCTCGCGGTGCATCTCGGTCGGCACGGCACGAGGAAGGCACACTGGGAGATCGGGGAGTCACTGCTCAAGAAACTGAAGTGGTATCCGGGTGACCACTACATTGACCTCTTCGTTGGGGAGGGCGTCGATGTCGGGAGCGCCAGGTTCCAGAAGGGGACCGGCTACAAGATCCGGCTGATGCGCAACGGAAGGGTCGGGCTGATCGTCACCCCAGCGAAGGTTGTCGGACTACACGCGCTGCGTCACCGCACACTAGTGCTCAGCTCATCGGACTCAACCGGGCGCCTGTTCGTCCGGGTACCACTCAACTGGGAGGATTGACATGATCGACACCAAGCTCATCGTGGACTACATCGAATTGGACGAGGCCCTCGTGCGTGAGGAGAACCTGCTCAATGAGCGGAAGCGGCTCAAGAAGGACCTCGCCGCGAAGATCCACAGCATGTTGGCGTCCGAGGGCGCCGGGAAGGTCAACGTCCGCGGGGTGACCGTGTCCCCGAGGCGCATCATGCGCGCCAGCAGCGCTGGCATGCCGGGGCTCATCGAGGCCCTGAAGGCCGAGGGCTTCGATGCCATCGTCACAGAAACGGTGAACGCCCAAACCCTCACCGGCTTCGTCAACCAGTATGACCCCGACCGCATGTGCAGCACGGACGAGCTGCGTGAGCGCCTTCCCGAGGGGCTGCGCGACCACGTCCACCTCTACGAGGACCTCGCGCTCAGCCTGAAGCGGAGCGACTGATGAGCCCGTACGAAGATGCTGAGCGGCTGATGACTGAGTGCGAGCACCTTCGAGGTCTGCTCTCCAAGCAGCAAGCCGTGGTGGACGCGGCACTGGAATTCACCGCAGCAGAAGACCGCTGTGACGCCTTACTTGATGCCGAACCATTCGACAACGCTGAACACTGCGTGGCGATGAGGGAACTCCAAACGAAGTACCAGACTTTTCGTGAGACCCTCCGCGCCCTGGACGGTGAGCCATGAGTGACTTTGTGGAACGGCTCCGCACCTTCGACACCCACTCCAACGACGCCAGAGCGGTGTGCGACGAAGCCGCCGATGAGATCGCCCGCCTCACCGCAGAGGTGGAGCGGCTGCAATCCGTAGTGGACGCGGCGCTGGCGTATCTTCGCCAACCAACATTTGCCATGAGAAATGCGCTTGCCGCTGCCATCAGCGCCCTGGAAGGTGAGCCATGCCCGACGAAAGGAGACAAGTGATGGACAGCCTGTACTGCACGTTCAATAGAGAGATCCTGAAAGACGGTGTGAAGCACCTGGACCGGCGAGAGCTGGCGTTCTACCCGAAGTACCACGTGCACTTTTCCAAGATGCCGGACTACGACCCGATCTCGCCGAAGGAGGCGGCGGAGAAGCTGCGCAAGTTCGCAGACACCATCGAGGCACTTGAGGAGTGACCAGCGTTCGTGTACCATGGAACAACGCCACGACCGTGGCAGGAGGTAACATGCGAAGAACCTTGCTTCTGATCCTTGTCCTTGCGACAGCCTTCATCGGGAACGCTGCCGCCCAGAGCTACCCGGAGGAGCTGGCGGGTGACCAGTTCATCGGTGTGATGGAGGACCTAGCCTTCGTCCCAACCGAGAACTTCAATCTCCCATGGAGCATGCCCGAGCCGACAGGCGACCTGTACTGGGTCATGAACATCATCGGCCCACAGATGCCGCCGCTCCCGCTGCTCGAGGTTGAGGTCAAGTGCCTCGCCGGTCCTGATGGGTGCCTACTCCCAGGACCTGGGGTCGAACAGTTCGTTTGGAACCCGGATGTCGGTACGTACGCGAATGTAACCGTGGTGGCCGGAGGCCAGGCGTCGATCGAATGCTACACCTGGCAGTACTACCACTGGAGACACTACACCGGCCTGCTCGAATACACCGGCTCTCCGCCCCAATGGTGGGACTGGGGCTGGTACACCTTGGACGTTGCGGAAACCGTGTCCGAACATCAACAGTACGAACTGGCAACCGAATAGGGAGGTAGCCACATGTCCGACAAGCTCGCGAAGGCAGGTACGTTCGCCGCCCTGGTCCCGGCCGAAGGTGACTTCGGTCTCCAGGACATCGTCAACATCAACATGGGCGGGAACGGCGTCGACCCCTCGATGCTCGACCGCGTCAAGGTCCCGAGCGGCGGCGCCCTGTCGTGGGAGGTCCCAGGCCTCGATGGCGAGCCCGAGCCGAAGAAGGAGCTGACCGGCGTCGTGGTCGGTGTCCAGAACATCCGCTCTTACTACAAGGAGAAGTACGACGGTGGCAACGAGCCGCCCAACTGCGCCTCCAAGGACGGCATCTACGGCATCCCCGACGTTCCCGGATGCGGGTACGGCGGGCGGTGCTCCGACTGCCCCATGTCGCAGTGGGGGTCCAACGAGGAGACCGGCGGGCAGGCCTGTTCACAGCGGAAGCTCCTCATGGTGCTCCCGCCGGAGGCCATGCTCCCGTTCGTGATGAACGTCCCCCCGACGAGCGTGCGCGAGGTCGACAAGTACCTCCTCCGGCTCACGTCGAAGAAGGTGCCCTACTTCCACGCCGTCAGCTCCTTCAAGCTCGTGAAGGAGAGGAGCAAGAGCGGCATCGACTACGCCAAGATCTCGCCGTCCTTCATCCGCCTGCTGGATGAGGAGGAGAAGGTATCCGCCTTCGGCATCTACAAGGGCCTCGCTATGGTCTTCTCCCAGGTGGCCGAAGAGACCTCATCCGAGATCCCGTACTAGGCCAACACCTGTTGACCTCGACCCGGCCCCGATAACAAGGGGCCGGGCTGTTTTCGCAAAGGAGCACATGATGAAGAACGTCGGTCAGAGGGCCAGGTTCAGGGACCTGCTGTTTCGCCAGGGCGCCGGTATCGTCGAGGTGAAGCTGACCCAGGAGGCCATGATGGACAGCCTCCAGTCCGCCTACGAGGACTTCCTGAAGCTGTCCCTCGCCACGCTGAAGCTGGCGCATAGGAACGCTGAGGAGACCATACTCAGCCTGAAAGAGGATAGCTCGCAGCGCTTCCAGAACCTCCATTTTCGTTATGTAAGCCTCCAGGGGCGGTTGCATCACTACGCCATGTGCTGGGACTACTGGAACCTTCCGTGGTGGAAGCGCCTGCTGAGGAGGGCGCCATGAAGAACTACGACCCAATCGAGGATCTCCCGACCGAGATCCGCCCTGAGATGCGGTTACTCCGAGCCATCGTTGACACGGCTGTCAAGGACGCCGTCAAGGGGAAGGAGGACGCGGAGCAGTGGCTCAGGAGCCGCTCGATGGAGGAGTTCTCCTACCTGTGGATCCAGGACTACGCTCGCCAGTTCAAGTACCACTTCCCAACACACGAGGAGATGCTCGAGATCGTTTCGCTCATCGCCAAGCTGAGGAAGCGGCACGGGTCCAGGAAGCTGCTCGAGATATACAAGAGAAAGGCGGGCATCGTCCCATCGAAGAAGAAGAAGAAGAAGTCATGAACGTCAACGAGTTCTTTGACCGACTGTACGGCCAGGTCGAAGGAGAGGCCTACATGGTTGTTGGCCTCAAGGACGGGTCGTTCAAGTCACACCATATCGGCGACAGGCTCCACCTTGACGAGTACCAGGGGAAGGAGGACATCTACTTCCGAACCTGTCCGGTAGGGCAGCCTCCGACCCACGGTCGCGGTAAGCAGGACAAGAGCTACGTCCTGGCGTTCCTGTGGCTCGACGTCGACTGCGGAGAGAAGAAGAAGGGAAAGGTTCACTTCCCAACAGTGGAGGAGGCGCTCAAGTGGATCGAGAACTACATCCCGTACACCATCATCGTTCGATCTGGGACAGGGCTGCACGTGTACTTAGTGCTCTCCTCCCCGGTCTACATCACGGATCAGAGGTCGTTCGAGGAGGCGTACCTGCTGAGCAAGCGCTTCCAGCAGTGGGCCAAAGACATGTGCCCCTACGATCTCGACTCGACGCACGACTTAGCGAGGGTCTTGAGGATCCCTGGCTCAATCCACAGCGGTACTGGACGTCCCGTTGTGATCCACAGCTTCTGCGATCGATCCGTGGAGAAGGACATGATCGAGAAGCTGCCAGTCTCGAGGAAGCTGTCTGGGCCGGTCACCGTGAACTCGGACGAGCTGGGTTTTACGCTGGACCCGAACTGCAAGCTGAACACCCAGCTCCTGATTCAGCTCTCGACGATCAATCCGAAGTTCTCAGAAACATGGACGAAGCAGCGGGGGCCGGAGGACAGGACGCCCAGCGGCTGGCGTTTCTCGATGCTTTCTTTTCTGACCCAGGCTGGCCTCGACAAACAGGACGTCGTCGATATGACCATGCGCTTTCTTATCGACCAGTGCGGGTACGCACCGGACCAGTTAAGGATCGACCGCCCGGAGGTGTGGGCGTCAGAGATTGCAAAGTGTGAGGTTGACAGCCTCAGCACAGACGACATTGAGGCCATCATTGAGTCCGACGACAGGGAGAAGCAGATCATGGCCATCGCGGCCCTCATGGACTTCCCGAATCCTACCGTTGTCAAGAACGTCTCACGCTTCTTCGTCATGTCGGGTGGCGACATCATCTCCGACACGGTCCTCCACGTTCACATCGAGACGAGGGACGGCATCAAGAAGGTGAACCTTCCTGACCCTCTGAGTCGCCAGACATGTCAGCGCCATATCTTCAACAACACCGGGATCCCGTTCCCGTACTACACCGGCAAGCAGGCCAGCATGCCGAACGAGAAGTGGCGCAAGGCAGTTCAGATTGCCTGGAACATGGCCGACGAGTACGAGCCCGTAGAGGCCGACACCTCGGCACAGCTCCTGCGCGCGATCAAGAACTACGTCAACAACGAGGAGATGGCGGACTCACTCGAGGAGGCCAGGGAGACCGGGCGCCCGTTCCTCGACGGATCGATGTACGTGGTGCCCACAGCCGCCCTGAACGCGCACGCGACCATCACCTACCCTGACCTGCGGTCCAACCGTGAGATGCACCAGGCGACCCTGGGGCTGCGAAACGTCGGCATCAAGAAGCAGAGTCAGACCTACAAGGGAGTCAGGATGGCGTGCCTCCTGGTCCCGACGAGGCTCGTGGAGTCGGACGGTGAATAACCGGGTATTAGGGAAATCCCACCAAAGAAAACATCGGATAGGAACGGCACTTCGTTCTATTTTACTATATACCCGCTTGTTTTCAGTAGTTTACGTTCTATATTTTATCCTATTTACGTCTATTTTATACTATATTTCGTGCCATTTTGGCACTTTCCCACGGGTGGTTGAGCGCCTCGCGCGCGGAGTAGCCGCCTTATTTGAGACGGATCTCAACTTTCATCCACTAGACCCTATACCCGCTGTGAGGTGCGCATGAGCAACCACTACACCATCCTGGGCGCCCCCGGCTCCGGCAAGACGACCGCGCTTGTGGGCCGCATCGCGCGGGCCGTGGAAGAAAACCTGTACGGAGGAGACATCCTGATCTGCTCGCTCACCAGGACCGCGGCTCACGAGATCGCTGAGCGTGTGAAGCTGAAGGTGCAAGGCATTGAGTTCCCACACGTCGGCACGGTCCACGCCCTCGCGCTGCGTGCGCTGCAGACCATCGGTGACTCCGTGCGCCTGGTGTACGACGAGGACCTGATCCGTGACTTCAACCGCACCACAAAGCGGAAGCTGCCGCTCAACCTCGGCAACGCACTCTACGACTCTGAGGGCACCAACAACGCCATGCGGCTGCTTGCGGAGTGCGACCGGCGTCGCGCCATGGAGCAGCCGACGACTGAGTGGCCGAAGGAGGTGCTCAGGTTCTACTCCCAGTGGACAACCTGGAAGGAGGTCAACGGTCTGTCCGACTTCACGGACCTGATCGTGCGGGCAACGGCGACCTGCCAGCAGCACCCGGCGGCGCCGCGGTACATCTTCGTGGACGAGGCCCAGGACCTGAGCCGCCTCGAGATGCGGTTGATCAAGCAGTGGTCCCTGACCACCGAGAAGACGATCGTTGCTGGCGATGACCAGCAGGCCCTGTACGAGTGGCGTGGCGCCAGCGTCAAGGACTTCATCGAGTTCGCCCCGCCCGAGCAGCAGTACGTGCTGCCACGCAGCTACCGCATGAGCCGTGCTATCTACGACAGGGCGAAGAAGTTCGGTGACAAAATCTCGGTCAAGATCACGAAAAACTTCGACCCAGTTGGTGACGGTGGAACAGTCGTTAAGTCTAGTGTTCTCAACTTCATGAATGGTCTGCACCGTGACCTTGATGATGGTGACATTTCTAGTGTCATGCTGCTTGCCAGTTGCGGCTACATGCTCAACAAGTTCCTCCATCAGCTCCGCGCTGACGGCGTCCCGTACCACAACCCGTACCGCAGCCGGTCAGAAGGAAAGACCTGGAACCCACTGAAGACCCAGTACGCTGACGCCTACCGGTGCTTCCTTATGCCGAGCGAAGGTCAACAAATGTGGACCTGGTCCCAGGCCTACCGTGTTGTATCGATGCTACGAAAAGCCCCGGAAAGCGTGATAACGCAGCTTCGCTGTAACGCACACTCGCGCTCTATCATGCCCGCCGAGGCGATAGACTGCGACGAGCTGAGCGGCTTCTTCGAGGCCGCGAAGGCCGGAGATCACAACGCGTTCTTCTCCGCGCTCAAGGAAAGCATCAAGTTCGGCTACGGTGGCACGATCTCGTCCATGAGCTACATCAAGCGCGTGCTCGACAAGCTCGGAAGGGACGCCCTTTACGCGACACCGAAGCTGATTGTTGGTACAATTCACAGCGTGAAGGGTGGTGAGGCGGACACGGTGTACCTCCTCCCGTACGTCAGCCCCGAGGCGTACCGCAACAAGAACAACCGGCTCGGACGCGATGGCCTGCTTCGCACGTTCTACGTTGGTGCGTCTCGAGCCAAGCACAGGCTCGTCATGGTCACGGTACCTGGCGAGAGAAAGGTGATGTGGACATGAGCAACGAGGAAGAACTGTTCTGCCCTTACTGTGGCTGGGCCAAAGGTAATGGACATGAAGATTGCCCGTGGTGTGGGGCGGAGAGGAACGAGGTGGCTCACCCTGAACACTACACCACCGGCAAGATCGAGGTGATCGACTTCATCGTAGACCAGAAGCTCGACTACGCGCTCGGCAACGCGATCAAGTACATCTGCCGGTGCAACCACAAGGGTCACAAGGTCCTCGATCTCCAGAAGGCGATTCAGTACCTGAAGTTCGAGATCGAGAAGTTCTGTGGACCGGAGGATTGGCGATGAGCGACAAGATCCAGTACGTCGAGGTCTACCTCGACAAGGATCGATGGTTCGCCAAGGATGAGGTGCAACACAGCCTCTTCGAGGCTCTTGGCCGACTGATCGTCCACGTTATCAAGACGGACGACGTTCCTGTGCTGGTACGGGTCGTTGACTTCAGGGAGGACCTCGGCATCGAGCCGGTGCACCCTGACGAAGTGCTGGTGAAGAAGTGAAGTACATGGACATCTGGGCGAAGCCACGCAGGGGTACGCAAACGCCGACCACGGTGGTGCAGATGCGGCTCCCGAGGCGAGTAAAGGACTGGCCGAAGGACGCCAAGGCGGCGTTCAAGTACACGAAGGACCAGCTCTGGAAGTGGGCCAAGGACAAGCCGGGCCGTGACAGGACCGGCCTCGCCCTGATCGCCTACGTCGGTACCAAGGAGGCGTTTGAAGGCACGACGGTGGAGGCCACCGTCTACGACGACGTGATTGTGTGCAACACAGAGGAGGAAGTGTGGGACAAGATCTTGCAGCTCGCATCAAAGAACTGAGCGCTCAGGGCCACAAGGACTGGAAGATCGAACAGATCCTCAAGTCCGAGGGACACGACATCACCAGGCACCGGATCCGCTGCATCTACGAAGGTCTGCGGAAGGTGGTTGGCCACAACATCTCCATCGATGAAGATGGCGACTCCGCTGAGGTCTCAGGCGTAGTCGAGGCCGAGTCCAAGACGAAGAGTCTCGATCAACTCCTTAAGCTGGCCGAGGTTGACATGGATGCGTGGTACGTGAAGCGATGGATCGCCAACACCTGGGCCGGTAACTGGCAGGTCAAGGCGTGGCTCTACCGCAAGACGCACGAGGAGCGCAACCTCGAAGCGCTGATCACGAGGCTCGAGGAGCTGAGCCCCGTCGAGCCCTCGAAGTGGCGTCTCTTCCAACACAACATCGGGCAGCAGCGCGCCCTCGAGATCAGCGTCATGGACCCGCACTTCGGCATGCGTGCGTTCTCCCCGGCCAGCGGCCACGAGTACTCACACACGATCGCGGAAGACCTGTGGTGGAACGGCATCGAGATGCTGCTCGAGCGCGCCAGACCGTTTGGCCCGTTCTGGCAGATCTGCTTCGTTGCAGGCAACGACTTCCTGCACGCTGACAACGTGTTCCACACCACCACGGAAGGCACCGGCCAGCCTGAGATGGAGAGCTGGCACCACACCTTCGCCAAGGGTGAGGAGATGCTCATCGCTACGGTGCTGCGGCTCAAGAAGATCGCCCCGGTCCACGTGGTGATGGTGCCCGGCAATCACGCACGACAGAGCGAGTTTGCGCTCGGACGGATCCTCAATGCGTATTTCCGCAACGACGAGGACGTGTCCGTGGACTGCAGCCCGGCGCCCTACAAGTTCTGGAACTTCGGCTGCAACCTGGTTGGCTTCGAGCACGGCCACAGCATCAAGCCCAACAAGCTCGCCTCGCTCATGGCGAGCGAGTGCGCTGACGTGTGGAGCGACAAGGTCTGGCAGCGCGAGTGGCACTGCGGAGACCAGCACCGTGAGTCCGTGACCTTCAGTGAGTTCGGCGTCAACATCAAGTTCCTGCCGAGCATGGTGACCTGGAACGAGTGGCACAAGATCAAGGGCTTCTCGTGGCAGCACCGCGCGTCACTCGGCTTCGTGTATGACGCTGAGTGCGGACTGATCAGCACGCCGCAGGTCAACGCAAGGGAGCTGTATGGCCGAGCGTGACCTACAGGGGTCCATCGTCAGGTGGCTGAACACGCAGCACTGCACCGTGGCGCGTGTCAACGGTCCTGGCCCGGCGCACGTGGTCGGAGACCCGGACATCTACGGATGTTGTGCTGGTGGGATGTTCGTCATTGAGTGCAAGTCAGCAGTTGGATGCACCAGCCAGACTCAGGAGTTCCGTCTCGATGAGTGGCGGAAGGCTGGTGCCTCAACCCTGGTTGCACGATCGCTCAAGGCGGTGAAGGAGTGGTACGAGAACATGTACGGTGACAGGGATCCCTAGGCAAGGCCCGAGCATGGTGCCCGGACAAAGAAAAGGCCCGGCGGTTGCCCGCCGGGCCGTGCTCTCTGACTCACGCAACAGACCCCTCACCTCGACGTCTCGTGCATGTGCCGCCCCCCGTGGCGACGCTCGTACTCGACCTCGTACGGGTCGTCGTCCAGCCAGTGCTGGCCGTACGCGGTCGACGTGTCGTGGTACTTCTCGACCGGCTCCTGCGGCTCGTCGGAGACCTTGTACCACGCCCTCGACTCCGTGCCGGTAAACTCCATGCCGCACTGTCGGCAGCGGTACCAGCGCAGCGCTCCGAGGTCACCCTGGTGAACGCCTGGACCTCCGCACACTGGGCACTTCATGACTTGTTCCTTTCCACCCACTCCGCGGCGTCCTCCGAGTCCAGGTCCCAGTCCGACGCGTCGGAGAACATCTTGAGTACCTGCTCGAACGTCTGCGCATCCTCCAAGTACTCGTCACCAAACTCGGCGAGCCGCTGTTGGTAGTCGGCCTGATCCTCCGCATGCCAGCCGAACTCTGCCTCGAACGCGTCGCACCCTGAACACGACCCGTAGTAGTCCGAGATCCACTTGACCTCGCCGCCGTGCCGCACCTTCGCAACCCACCTGCCCTGATAGGACCCGAACTCCTCGAACGCGAGCACCTCGGCTCCCGCGGCCTCCAACGCCCTTCTGTACCCGCTCACGTAGTCCATTAGAGCGCCCCCTCTCCCATCTCGTTGAGCATGGTCCGCAGCCACTCCTTGCGAGCGAACCGCAGGCCGAGCGTCATCAACTCCGTGGTCTCGCTGGTGAGGTCGTCGACCAACTCGACCAGCCGGTCGACCATCTCGCGAGACTTCTTCGTCCCGGTGATCGAGTCGTACCTGTCCGCGGCCTCAAGGTCCTCGCGAGCCTTGACCATCTCGCTTGCGACCTTGAGTGACTCGGCTCTGAGCACGTCCCCGATCCTCCCGAGCATCCGCTCCGACGACACCTGGATCCTAACTTCGATCATGACGACACCCCCTTTGTGCCCTCAAGGGCAACGGACAGGGCCGCATGTAGCGGCCCTGCACGATGCTCTCAGGTCAGTAGCTCATAGACCAGAAGCCCGAGCGGAGCGACCGCGCACCACAGGGCCACGAAGACCCAGTAGAGGATCGTGGCCCAGTCCTCGCCGTTGCGCTGCGGTTTCATGGTCACTCCTTCGCGCTGTTCGCGTCCGCCCACGCCGTGAGCTGCGCGGCGATGCTGCGCAGGTAGTCACAGCGCTCGTTCCAGCTCTTGACGCTCTTGCGTCCGATGCCCTCGGTCACGCGCGTGGTGATGGCCTCGACGATCTGGTCGACACCACCGCCGGACCACGAGCCACCCTCGTGGATGTGCCAGGCCGTTGCCTTGCCCTTGACCGGCACTGCCTCGACCTTGCCTCCCTTGTCGACCTGGATGCCCTTCTCGATCGCTCCCTTCTTGGCCTTGTGCCCGCTCTGCGCGACCTTGGGCGACTTCTCGCCCACCGCGTCGCGGTACCGCTTGACCGACATGTCGGAGACGCCCAGGCGCTTCGCTGCCGCGGCGTGCGACAGCTTGGCAAAGGTCGGCGTCTGGAGGATGGCGAGCAGCGCCTTGCGGTTCTCCTCCGCGGTCAGGCGTAGCCCGTGCGATCCGTTGTCGGTGTAGGCCAGGACCTCGGCGTCGATGGCCGCGGCGCAGACCACGAGGTTGACGGGCAACTCGGTGAGCTTGGCTTTGACGGCCGCGGCGAGCCGGTGCATGCCACCGACCATGACGCGCTGCTTGGCTTTGCCGACCTCGGCAATCGTGAGCGGAGGAAACTCCACCCCGCGCTCCATGAGGGCCGCGTACTCGGCCACGGTTGCGGCGTTGACCTGTTCTGTGCGGAAGGTCCGCACCGGCACCAGCACCAACTCAGCCACACTCAGCTTCTTCATGACGACACCTCCTTGTGCTTGCCCTAAGGGCAGCGAACAGGGCCGCATGTAGCGGCCCTGCGCGTTGCACTCAGCAACCGGACACCTTGGTCACGACCTCGGTGGTCACGGTCAGTTGCTTGCCCTGGCACGTGGGGCACATGTGCCTGGTGCCGCCGGACTCGTAGGCCTGCCACGCGTTGTCGCTCCGCTGCATGTCGAGGCACTCGTCGTACTCGTCGGCGTCGATCGTGCGCCAGCACGAGCAGTAGCCGCCGTTGCCCTTGGGCACGCCGTCGCACAGGTAGTACCTCTCCCAGGTCCCGTTGCAGGCGACCTCGCCCTCGGTGCCGATCGGCTCGGTCTGGAGCGTCAGGTCGTCGCCGAGCGGCATGACCACGTCGCGCACCGCGTCGTACTCCTTGCCGTCGACGGTCAGGTTGAACGTGTGGCTCTTGATGGAGCCGAGCGCCTTGGCGCAGGCCTCGTAGCAGCGCGTCGCGTCCTTGATGTTGTCGAAGACCAGCTTCGACCAGCACCCGAGCTTGACCACGTAGCGGCTCGGCATGTCCTCGTTCCGCACCTTAATCCTGTACTGAATGCTCATGACAACACCTCCGTGTGTGCTCGCCTGAAGGCGGCGTGAGCGGCCCCACTCTGTGGGCCGCTCTCGTTGCACTCAGGTTGAGTAGTTGAACTGCCGGATGGTCTTCACCCAGACCTTGGCATCGGCGATCATGTCGCCGCCTTCGAGGTACGCCACGATGTAGCCGTACTGCTCAAGGTCCTTGCCGCCCTCGATCGACGACCAGTCGATCATGAGGTTGCGGTCGCTCGCGCTCTCGTAGCGCTCGACGCGCTTCCCGAACGCGACAAGCGCCTGTGCCAGGCTATTGAAGGCGACCTCGTTGCAACCCGGCTCGGTGATGTTCGGCCACTGCACCACGTACAACTTCATGCTCATGTGAACCTCCTGCTAGGCCGATGTGGCCTGCTTGAGTCGCCCCGTTGCCCGACATGCCCGTGGGTCCTGCCCAGTGGATCGTGTCCGAGGCGGCTCAAGCAGGACACGCCGAAGCGTGCCTGCGTTGTCTGTTGCGTGTTGTCAGAGAGCGAGTCGAAGTGCGCCCTGTTTGGGCCTGAAGGTTGCTGAGGTAGTTCGGCCGCGTTTTGGACCTTGCTGCGTGGCACCTCCCGGCGCTCGCCCGTCCGGCACACACTGGCGTTCCCCGACTGTCACGTCAGACGGTACTTGCCAGGACCAGACGGAAGGTAGCGTTCCTGCCGCTTGCTCCAGCTTGCTTCAGGTTGTCAAAGGACCACTGCCGCATAGGCATCGAGTGACGCCGCCTGTGGCGGCGTCCCGCGATGCTGACGCTCAGACCGTGTTGCCGCCAGCCAGGATGCCGCCGTGGATCCGAGCGTGGGCGGCGACGCTGCGCCGCACGATCGCCCAGCCGTTGCACTCGGTCATGATGTACATGCAGGACATCGGCACCGGGTGCATGCCGTAGAGCGGCTCGCAGTCAGGCTCCGGTGTGTGGAGCACAACGAGGTACCGCACGCTGCCGCGGTGCCGGTCGTTGCGGACCTTGACGATCTTCGCGGTGTAGCCGTCCTCGAAGCCGACCCACTGCGCCGACCCACGCTTCACGATGCCAGCCGTGATCTTCATGCTCTAACCTCCTATCGACAGCACCTATGATCCTACCTTTGTATGCCGTTGTCAAGCCCCCTGCTATGCTGTTGCGCAGGAGGACGTTATGGGTGAAGCTGACCTGAAGGCCTCGAACCTCGCGAAGAGTAGCGCGACCGCACTGCGGCGCGCGATGGTCGACGGCGACGTGGCGCGCGCCGTGATCTTGAAGGTCGAGGCGCAGCTTGAGTCGTTCACGCTTGAAGAGAAGCGCAGGTGGCTTGAGTGTCTGGAGGAGCGCGGCAACGTGTACCTGGCATGCAAGGCCTGCGGCATCTCCCGGCGTGCGGTCAACACCGCGGCCGAGCGCGACGCGCTCTTCGCCGACGCGTGGCACGAGATCTTGGAGGGCCGCATCGATGCGGTCGAGGACGTGCTCTACGACCAGTGCCTGAACCCGTCCTCGGCGAACACGATCGCGCGCATCTTCTACCTGAAGGCCGCGCGCCGCGATCGCTACGGCGAGCACGTGCGTGTGGAGTCCTCGCACCGCGTCAATGTGGTCGTCGAGCTGATGCCTCCGCGTGAGGATCCGAGCGCACTGCCCGAGCACGCACGCTTTACCGCAGGCTACGATCCAGCCGAGGTGGTAGATGCTGAGGTCCTGTAGGCTCTAGGCGACCAGCTAGGGGCAATGGACCGTGGGATTGGTGGCGGGGCGCCTATACCCACGCTGTGGGGTCTCAGGCCTGCCCACCCCCCTCTACGCCCACGCTGCAAAGAGCCATGCTCCCTGCCCCGAGGTCAACACTTGTTGACCTCTGCTTGCTAACCTACTGAGCGCGCTAGGCTTACGCTGTGCGCATGGGTGCAGGGGGCCGTGCTCACTGTGCCCTGGGCGGCGGGCCACGCGCGGCGGGCGGGGGAGGGGGGTGCGTGCCCGCGCGGGGGTCAACGAGTAGGCACTGACGGCTCCATGGCCAGCCTCCCCAAAAAAGGCTCCACACTTCTTGACAAGTGTGTACAGTTCCACCCATACTCCCCCCGTAACGGAGCGCCGCGCATATCGCGCACTGCCCCACAACCAAGGAGGTTTGTATGGGGTACCCAGCGTCGAAGTTGCTCAGCATCTACAACAAGGTCTCAGGGACCGCGTACCTCCCCGGCGATGGCGTCGCCGAGAGCGTGGTCAAGGAGGTGCGCGCCGTCGTTAAGGCCGCGTCCGACGAGGAGGCGCTCGCCAAGCTGCGCGCCATCCTCGATGACGACGGCCTCACCACGTGGTTCGATGAGTGGGTGAACCCCCCGGCGCGCCCGCTCACCATGGTGCGCCGCGTCAGGCAGGCCTGGGCCAAGGCCGAGGCGGCGTCATGAGGGGCGACAGCGGGTACGTGCATCCTGACACCGGGACATGGAAGAACCCCGAGGGGGAGCCCAAGCCGCGCATCTTCACCCTCGAGCCTACCCTCGGGCCTCAGATGGAGACCACACCGAAGTGCGGCACGTGCAGGTTCATGTACGAGCACAGGTGCCATAGACACGCCCCGTCCACGGACCTTCTCAACCGGTGGCCGCTCGTCGGCTGCTACGATTGGTGCGGGGAGTGGGACGGAGGTGCCCGATGATCGTGCTTCGTTGCGACCTGTGCAAGACGGCGATCGAGGACGAGATGCTCACGGTGGAGATCGGGACCGGCATCAGCGGAGGTCCCCCGAGGGAGCGGCTCGCCGCCCACGTGTGCGCCCAGTGCGCGAAGGCCCTGGACGCCGCGTCCTTCCTCCACAAGTTCCGCAGCATGGGGGCGGTGGACGTCCTGGCCGCGAAGGTGGCCGAGTCCCAGCAGCGCCCGCAGATCACCGGGCCGGACGCTCCGGTCGCGGTGGACCCGCGCTTCATCAAGCGCATCCAGGGGAGGTGACCATGGCCATCGAGTTCGACCTGTTCGACACCGAGGACTGCGGACCCGTTGATGTGTTCGGGGTGGAGTACACCGTGATGGAGGTCGGGGACCTGCATGACGGCGAGGAGAAGTTGAGCGCGGCGGTCGATCTCCCGGCGTGCATCATCTACGTGGACAACAACCAGGACAACCAGGCGAAGACCGCGGCCGTGTGCCACGAGGTCGTCCACATCTGGGACCACCACCTGTCGCTCGGGCTCACGGAGGAGCAGGTCAACGCGATCGGCTCCCTGATGCACGGGGTGCTGCAGGATGTTGGCGGGGACATCATGGGGGAACTCATGGGATACCGGCGCGCCTGGGTCCAACTGTTCGACGAGCTGCGCACGGTCACCAAGTACGGTGACCACGGGGTGGCAAGCTACCCTGGGCACGAGGACGTGAAGGAGCGGATGGTCGCGATCTCCGAGGAGCACGGCATCAGCGTGTGGGAGGAAGACGACAACTGATGTTCGCCCCGCAGTTCGCCAACTGGGATCGGCTGGTCAGGTCCTGCACGCCGGAAGTTGTGGCTCGCGACATTGGCAACGGGTACCTCGACTGGCACTGCCCGCACTGCGGCCTGCACGCGCTGGCGGTCGACATCTACATTGAAGATCCGCATGACCACAGGTGCCCGACTGAGTGGGGCGCGGGGTGCGGGAAGAGCTACACGGTGGTGAAGCATGGCAATTCAAGAACGAACCTGTAAGGCCTGCGGTCACCACTTCGACGTGTGGCGGCAGTTCATCAAGGACCTGCCGAAGCGACCAGCCTGCCCGGAGTGCGGGTCGAGGAAGACCAAGACCGAGATCATCGGGAACCTGGCCAAGGTGGTACACTTCAAGGGCGCAGGGTGGACGCCGAAGAGCGGCTGCGTGAAGGACCTGCGTGACATCAAGGGTATGGACGACCCGAAGATCGCCGCGGCCATGGAGGACTGATGCTCAATCAGGGGCAGATGGAAGCGCAGATCGCAGATGACGAGACACCGTTCTTCGTCGTGTCCAACGCCCCCACTGTGGAGTGTGCGAAGTGCGGCGGGAAGGTGATCGCGCCAGGGCGCCTCACCTGGTACGATGGGGTGACGCGTCACACCTACTGTGACTGCGTCACGCAGGAGGAGGTCTCCACGATGGCGAGGAACTTCGTGGCGATCAAGAGCCTGCTTTCGCTAACCGCGGAGAAGATGAATTGAGTTCTCGTCCAACCGAGTCTGAGGTACGACTCAAGGTAGAAGGAACGGTTCCCCAGACTCAGTTTTGGGCCAACCAGGCGCGGTTCCGATCGTTCGTTGGAGGCGTCGGCTCAGGCAAGACCTACGCTGGCGTCCTCGAGATTCTTCGACAGCCCCCCGGTTCGCGGGGGGCTGTTATTGCGCCCACCTACCGGATGCTCATGGACGCCACGCTCGACACCCTGATGAAGATCTTCGACAAGGCCGGGATCGTTCAGGAGTGGATCAAGAGCGAGATGCGGATGATCACGGTCCACGGCACGGACATCATCTTCCGCTCCGGCGACGACCCCGAGAAGCTGCGTGGCCCGAACCTCGGGTGGTTCTTCCTGGACGAGGCGGCGATGATGCCGGAGCTGGTGTGGGACATCATGCTCGGTCGGCTCAGGCTTGACCCCGGCCGGGCCTGGATCACCACCACGCCGAAGGGGATGAACTGGGTCTACAACCTGTTCGTCAAGGACAAGCGCTCCGAGTACTCGATAACGCAGTGCTCGTCACACTCGAACATCTTCCTCCCCGACTACTTCATCACCTCACTTGAAGACAAGTACAAGGGCGCCTGGAAGGACCAGGAGCTGATGGGGCAGTTCGTGGATTGGGTGAACTCCCCGGCCTACGAGGACTTTCATCGCTCGCTCCACGTGCGCAAGAACCTCATGGGGGAGTACCGTGACCGACTTCCAATCAAGCTCTGCTGCGACTTCAACGCCCGTTGCATGGTCTGGCCTGTTATTCAGGTCAACGGGCGGACACCTCGTGTTCTTACGGAGATCGTGCAGATTGGACGGACGTCCATTCCCAAGATGGTGCAAGACTTCAGGCTCGCGTTTCCGCATCACTCTGGCGGTGTGCAGATTTTCGGTGACGCTACTGGCCTTGGTCTGGCTGCCCAGACTGGTCAGAACTCCTTCGATACAATCACCGAGGCGTTCCGAGGGTACTCCTCACATGTAGACATCGTCGTGCCGAAGTCAAACCCGATGGTCCGGTCCCGCGTCAACTCCATGAACTCGGTGCTTCGCGGGACAGGTGAGTGGGAGCCGCTGCTCATCGACGAGACCTGTGAGATGCTCATCCGCGACTTCGCGTTCGTGGAGTGGGACGAGAAGGGCACCGGCCTGCTGAAGATCACGGAGTCATCCGACGAGCGCTCGACGCTTACGCACGCCACAGATGCGATTGGGTACTGGGCATCGATTGACAGTCCAGTATCGAACGTCTACATTTCCAGAGAGGACGACTCCGTGCTCGAGATGCCAGAGAACGCACGGAGGCGCCAGTGGATGAAGCAGTTGAAAGACGAAGCGCCAAAACCAGACGGGCTCTTCGGACTTGAGTTGGACTAGGAGGAACAAATGGCGACTGGATCAGCGGAGAGCAAGGCGGAGAAGAAGGCGGACGTCAAAACGCAGGCGCTGTCTGTGGCGATCAGTGCAGCGTCTCCGGTCACGGCCTGGCGTCGAGAGGGTCACGACTTCGTTGGCATCGAAACGGATGCCACGCTAACGGGGGCGTCCGTCACCTTCAAGGTCGGTGACAGCCCAACCGTTCTCCCGACCAAGGTGATTAAGAAGGACGATGGAACGCCCTACATCATCACGATCGGGGTCAGTGACGCGGCCAGGATTGACCCGTCGTACTTCAGCGGGTGGCAGTTCATTCTCCCCGTTCTCAACACGGTGCAGGTTGGGAACGCAACCGTTGTCACCGGGAAGTTCCGCAGCTTCCGCAGCGGAACCTAACTCATGCGAACGCGCCAGGCCCACGAATGGATGGGGGCGCTGACTGGACCGGGGGCGCGCCTTCTTAGTGTTCTCGAGCCAGAGAGCGACGTTCCATACGAGGAAGCGTGGTACAACCCTGCGACCGTCACGCAGCTCGTGAGCGGAAATCTCGCAACTGGGTATGCTTGGGACCCCAACTCCAGATACCAGGGCGGACAGCAATCTCCGCGAAGCTGGCGCACGTTCCAGTTTTGGATGTTCGTCCGTTCGGACTGGTACGCAACACCTGGGCTCCGCTACGTGTACGAGCCGTCAGGGACGAGCGGAGCCATCGTCATTCAGTATAACGCGGACACTGGGGCTGGGGCCGGGACGTGGCGCATCGGGCGCAACATCACAATTGCCAGCGGCTACGTTGAGTTCACTCACCTGATCCCTCGCGGAGAGTGGCACCACGTCACCGTCGTCTACGACGACAATCAGGTGCGTCTCTACGTTGACGGGGTGTTAGAACACGAGGATCACTCGCGACGGTGGTTTGCTGAGTACAACGAGGGGAATGACAAAATCGGGAACCAGTATACCTCTGCGATCCAGGCTCACGTTGGCGGTGCGAACCAACCAGCGTTCACTCACGGAGCGGTGTTCCGCGCCTTCGACTTTGCCATGAGCGATACGCAAGTCTCGCAGACCTGGAATCGCATCCTCTGGCCCGGATACGAAGGCATGATGTACCAGCTTGTCGGACTCGATAACGTGGACAGCCGCAACTCTGGCTACATGGACAACTACTGTTGGGCTATGCACTACGAGGCTGCGGTGGTCGGTGAGTGTCTTTTCAATCAGACGCCACCAGTCTCCTTCCCAGCGATCATCAAGCAGACCGTCCCAGACGTGGACATCCCAGAGCGCGTTGTGGACATCGACATGACGGACTGGACTCCAGGGAACCTCACTTCTTGGCCGTCCAACACGCTCGGGATCTTCGACGGCTCGACCTACGATGCGACGTTCGGATCAGTTGTCGAGGATCTCGTTAACGGGAACTACTGCGCGATCCAACCGCTCGACTCCGGCACGTCGCTCTTCCGCTGCTACGTGCTGCCTTCGCTGCTGGACGAGTTCAACACCCCACACGTTGCCAAGGGCGGCATCTCCCTGACTGTGCTGACCAAGGACTTCTACCAGAGCAACAATCGGCTCTACATCTCTCTTGGGATGCGTCCGCTAGCTACCGAGGGTTGCTTCAGCCTGACCTTGCGCGAGACGTACTACCTTCACGCCCTTGATGCAACCGGGGCGCTGGCGACGTCGCTGGCGAACAACACTCCAGGAGTCGGCGTTACGCGACAGTGGTACTTCCATGAGGTGCAGTTCATCCCCACGGCAAGCAGGACTGACGGAGCCTTCACCGGGACGTTCCGCGCCCGCTGGTGGCCGCGAGCAGATGGCATCGACAGCCCTCCTGGGTCATGGAACATCACAGCCAACGTCGAAGCCGACGCGACTCACAAGCTGTATCTCGTCGGAGGTGTAGGGAAGCAGTTCCTCAACGCGAACTATCTGGAGTACAGCAGCAGGCGGCACCAAGTCGTCCCGATGTTCGCAATCAACTTTCAGATGTCCTCCGCGACGACCGGCTTCATCCAGTACATCCGACTCAAAGAACTGGCGTACACGGCACCGTAAGGAGATCTCATGGAGTTTCAAGACATCCCGCAAGGGACGGACGACGAGGGGCTGGAGGTCGAGACCATCGAGTCGGTGGATCAGCCGCTGCATGTAAAACTCGACGCGGACAACCCGAACGGGCTCCATGGAGAGATCCTCGCCAAGCTGATCGACATCATCCGCGACGCCGACCGCCACATCCGCCAGCGCTACGATGACTGGGATGAGGTCGACAAGTACAACCGTCTCTACCTCGACCTGTCGGCTCCTGCCACGCGCGGAGACAAGACCAAGGACCCAACCAAGAAGGAGATGCCGTTCAAGGGGCAGGTCGCTGTCCCGCTGATCTATCACATCATCCAGACGCGCCTCGCCCACAACTTCAACATTCTCACCGGTACCGACCCCTTCGCCCACCTGGAGAGCTACAGCTCAGATGGGTTCCGCAAAGCCCGCCTCATGGAGGCGCGTCTGAACAAAGACTGCCGCGACTCCAGAATCGAACACCAGGTCTGGCAGGCGCTCTACGACGTGGAGCGCTACGGGATCTGCATGTGGTCGCTGGGGTGGCGTGAGACGTACGAGATCGTTCCAGCCTGGAAGATCTACGCACCTGAAGAGATGATGATGCGCGGGATCAACCCAGGCGACCCCGTCGAACAGGTGCGGACGCAGGGCAACAGAGTGAACACGATCGATCCGCGCAACATGATTCTCGACAACTCAGTTCCGAGTGCGCAGTGGTACAACATGGAGTACATCGGAGACGTTGCCTACGTCAACTGGCTCGAGCTTGACGCCGGTCGACTGGAGCGGCGCCAGGGGCCGTACATCAACGTCGACAGGTGCCGCGAACTTTCCAGCCAGGACTACAAGCGACGGAAGGACGACGGCCGATGGATGGAGGGGACCTACGGTTACAAGTCCAGGGACCCGCATCCGCTGCTGGAGATGGCCAACATCCAGTGGAAGATCATCCCCTCAGAGCTTGGCCTGAGCCCGGCCTCCGAGCAGGAGATCTGGCAGTTCAGCGTCGTCAACGAGCACGTGATCGTTCGGGCTCACAAGCTCGAGCAGAACCACGGGGACTCGTTCACCTACTTCACGGCGCACGGCGACCTCGACATGCACGCACCGTGGGTGCCGAGCACCGCCCAGTTGCTGCTCGGGATGCAGCGCGCCGACAACTGGTTCATCAACTCTCACATCACCAACACCAAAAAGTCAGTGAACGACCAAGCCATCATCAACGATGACCTGATCAACCGCGCAGACTTCGCCAACCCGGCGCCTGGGAAGATCATCAGGCTCACCCGCGAGGGGAAGGCGCTCCACAAGACGGGGCGGCTCGGCATCAACCAGATGTACGCGCAGCTCCAGCTTTCCAACATCACGTCATCTCACCTTGAGTTCCACAACTACCTCCTGAACAGCGCGCAGCGCCTGGCGGCGACGCCTGACAGCGTCGGCGGCATGCCGCTCCCGACGAAGCGGACGCTCGGCGAGATCGAGAATCTGTCGAACGCAGCGACGCTCCGCATCGGAACGACCGCGCAGCTCATCGACAGCCAGCTCGTTGGGCCTGCGATGAAGGCCGCGGTGGAGAACATCAAGCAGTTCGCTGACGTCAAGGAGATGGTGATGCTGACCGGGCGGCTGGTCGAGCAGCTCGGTGGTCAGATGGGGATGGGTCCGCCGTCGATGGGTGGCGCTCCGTTCGAGGCCATCCGCGGGATGGACCTCCAGGGCGAGTACGAGTACCTGGTGCGTACCCCGACGATGGCGAAGGATCCGGCCCGCAACGCCTCCGTGTGGGGCAACATCATGCAGACGCTGTCCACGGCGCCTCAGCTTCTCAACCCGATGCCTGACGGGCGGGCGCTCAACCCGCACGCCATCTTCAACGAGCTTGTGCGCGCCCTGGGGGTGGACTACTTCGATCAGTTCTACTTCCAGACCCAGCCGATGCCTCCGCCGATGGTCGCCGGTAGCACCGAGGTCATGGGTCCTGAGCAGATTGCCTCTGGCGTGCAGGCCGGTAACATGGTTCCGATGCAGGGGGGAATGTGACGCCAGAGCAGGAGCAGTACCTCAACGAAGAGCGTCGGTGGTTCGATGAGAACCAACCGGCGTACAACGAAGCCATCAACAACCTCAGTGACTCAACGTACGTCCGCGGTCTACTGCGGGGCGTTGAGGAAAAGATGGGGAACGCGCTGGCCTACAACCCAAGGGAGGACGCGCCCCACGTCGCCGTGTTCATTCTTGGTGAACTTCAGGCCAAAATGAACAAGCTCTTGACAGACCTTGCGTTTGTGGATGACTATGAGGCCAGGAGAAAGGACTTCCATGAAGCCCTTGAAGAGATCAACGCCGAATCAGACGGGAGCCATTCCGGCCAACCCGACGCTGTCGGCCAACTGTGACGACCTGCCTAGCGGGATCACGAAAGGAGAGGTAAATGCCTGACCTTGAAACACAGGCAACGACCGAGGACCCGGCTTCTGAAATCGAGAAGTTTCAGAAGGAGTTCCAGGGCGCGCGGTACCAGCGGGATCGTGACGACGACGGTGACGGGAAAGCTACGCTCGAGAGCGAAGCCAAAACCGAACCACCGGAGCCCGTAGACGATTCAGCCAAGGAAACCTTCGAGCCCGGCACTCCGGCTGACACTCCACCGGTTCAGGACGGTACTCCACAGGTCAAGCTGTACACCGTACCCGATCAGGAGATGTACGGCGCGCTGCGTGGGCAGAAAGTAACTGCCGCGCAGTTGGAGGAAGCTGGTCTTATCGGGAAGGTCATCACCCGTGACCACCAGGAGATGCACAACGCGAAGCTCTACAACGAGCTGAAGCGGGAGTTCGAGGAGAAGCTCGAGGCGAAGGTAAGGGAGATGCAGGCCAGTGTGCCCAAGCAGCCCGCCGAGCCTGAAGGTCCCCAGGTAACTCCCAAGGACTTCGGCGACAACGTGGAGAGATCGTACGTGCCGGTTCTGAAGAAGCTCGCTGAGTCAGGCTCCTTTGAGCCAGACATCGTTGAGGCGTACCCGCGCTTCGTTTCTCATATCGCCCACCAGCTCGAGACCATGCGGATGGTTGGGGCCGGTCTTGTCAAGGCGGTCCAGGAGACGAAGGAGTGGGTCGGGATGCAGGAAGCGACAACGTCGCGCACAACGGGGTTCGAGAGACTCCACGGCTCCATGCAGTCGCTGGCGTCCGATGAGCTGTACGCTCCCCTCGCTGACGCGACCGAGCGCCAGACCTTCATCGACTGGATGTCCTCGAAAGAGAACAGACAGCCGTGGAAGAAGCTGGACATCGTGACCGAGCTGTCCGACCCGGAAACCTTGAAGGGAGCGTACGCGGCCTACAGGACCGCCACGCGCCACCTTCGTAAGGAGACTACGACCGCCGCAGCTCCCGACACTCGGGATCGCGCCAAGATGGCGTCTGGTGGCGGAGGGACGTCGAGGAAGGCTACCGGTAACGCGGCGGCGCCGAACGAATTCGAGCAACTGAAGAAGGAACTCCACGAGTCACGGGCGCAGTCCTTCGGAAGGTAACCAGCCTCCTCCAGTGACGACTACTGGAGGAAGAAATGGCCGTCGAAGTAACCCACTTTGGGATGGAAGGTACCGGGGATTGGACGCACCCGGATTACCGCCCGAAGAACTACCGTCAGGCAGCTTTCGAGCTGTTCCCTGACAGTCCGTCTCCGTTCACCTACATCCTGTCGAAGCTCCCTGAGTCGACAACGGATGACCCTGAGTTCAAGCTGTTCGAGTGGCGTCTGCCCAAGCAGACCTGCATCGTGCAGGGGACTCTCGTCGCTGGCACCGGCCTCCTGGAAGTGGACACCCTTGAGGTGTTCCAGTCCGGTGACGGCGCCGCGTACGCCAATGAGGGCACCACCCCGGCGCGGGCCTTCAAGGCTGGCGACATTCTGCGGGTCGAAGACCCCGCGGACTGCTCGCAGTCAAGCCCCGTGATCGGCATCAAGGGGCCTGAGCTGATGGTTGTCGCGTCGATCACCGACGCAGACACCATGACCGTGTACCGGTACTGGGGCTCGACCAACGTCAACGACCCTACCGGTAGCCCGACCTACGGTACCGTCGCTGACGGCTCCGTTCTTCGGTGGGCTGGCTCGGTCTACAACGAGGGCTCACTCGTTCCGACCTCGCTGACCAAGCGCGCCAGCATCGTGTCCAACTACACGGGGATCTTCAAGGACTCCGTGAAGATCACGGGCACCGCGGAGCAGATGAAGACCCGGCCGTACAAGCCGTGGCCGCAGTTCAAGGGCGAGTGCCTCGAGCGTCACATGATGAAGCTCGAGTGGGCGCTCCTGAACGGCGTCCCGTATGAGACGACCGCCATCCAGACTGCGGACTACGGCTCCGGCGCCAACGACGCCGAGTACGCCCGCACGACCGGTGGGTTCCGGTACTTCGTCGAGCAGGCCCAGGGCTCCGTCGACTTCTCGGCCGGTGTCGACATCGACACCATCGAGGACGAGATGGAAGTCACCTTCACCTACGGGTCGAAGGAGAAGGCCGGTGTGTCCGGCTACCGTGCGCTGAACATCCTCAACAAGATGGTCCGCACGAACTCCACCTGGAACTGGAGCGCCGAGTCCCTGCCGAAGAAGCAGACCTACGGACTCGAGGTCTTCCAGCTCCGCTGCCCGTTCGGTACGCTGAACATCATCCCCCACAAGCTGCTCGCCGAGTCGGCACAGCAGACGCAGGACGTCCTGATCATCGACACCAAGTACGTCGAGTACGTGTCGATGAAGGGCCGCGACACCGCGTGGACGGATAACGTCCAGCTCCCCGGTGAAGACGCCCGGAAGGGCTTCTACATGACCGAGTGCGGGCTCCGGCTCGCTCTCCCCGAGGTCCACGCCGTGTGGACCGGGCTGTCGGCGCTGGCCTAACTAGCGCCCTAACCCGCCCAGGGGGCTTCGGCCCCCTGGGCATTGCCTGGAGGCAGAAATGGGACTGAGAACAAGGTTTGACGATGGCAGGCTGAAGGTTCGCCACAGTGGCGAATTCGGTGGTGTCGACTACGGTTCGGCGACGAACGAAGTCGAGACCTCAATGGCCGATCGCAAGTTCATCGCCCTGTACCACAAGACCACGGCGGTGAGCGGCGACGCTCGAGCGGTGTACGCCCGCTTGAATCTTGCCGGTGTGACCGCTGGCGCAGGCTACGGTGATGCCATCAGGGCTCTCGCGTACGTGACTGGCACCGGATACGCCAACGCGGTTGGTATCCACTCCACCGTCGCGATCCAGGTTGGAGCGACGGCCACTGGCCAGAGCGCAGGTCTTCGGGCGACCTTCGAGGCCGCTGATGCGACCCGCACTCTGAGTGGGAAGGTGGCGTCGCTGATTGTTGACTCCTTCATCGGGGCCAACAACACGCTCCCAACCGTTCACGGGTTCATTCGTTTCGTGGATGTCGGCACCGTTCGCATGTCGAACCTCGCCGTCATTCCGGCTGCGTCGAACGGAACCGTGTTCGCGACGCACACCACGCAGGCCATGACGCACTCGATCCGCGTTGTGAATGAGGCCGGTGTTCCCTACTACATCATGTGTACGAACGCCGCGACGAACAGGGGCTAGTCATGCAGGAACTTCTCGACAGCCTGAAGAAGCGACTGGAGGAGCTGAGGACCGCTGAGGCTCAGCAGATTCACGCACTTGGCGTCGTTGCAGGAAGGATCGATGAGATCGTCCTGCTGATCCAGCGGCTCGAGTCCGAGCTGCTTCTACCAACCGTCGAGAACTGACTCGACCAACAGCGGGGCCGGGGACAGCACCCGGCCCATTCTTGGAGACAGATCGTGGCCATCAAGCACTACTTTGGTTCGTTCAACGGGAGGCTGGCCGGTGTCAGGGGGTGGACCGGCGGGCACTACTTCACGGCGCTCAAGCACGAGCAGGAGAAGATCGAGGAGCACCCGCGGTTCGCCGCCGGGCTCATCAAGATCATCGACGACTCGGCGCCCCAGCCGAGGTCAACAACTGTTGACCTCCCGTCCTGGGAGGAGCACGTTCGCGGTCTGAAGTGGGACGCCCTTCGCGACCTGGCGAAGGAGCGAGGCGTTGCCACCTTCGGTAAGAAGGCGGTACAGTTGATCGAGGAGCTGATCGCTCTGGGGGGATAGTAGATGGACATCGAGACAGCCTCTGAGCACCTTCGAGACATTCTGGATGCTACCGACGAAAGGTACCCTCCTGGAGTGAGAGCGCTGCACCTCAATCAGGCAATCAACTACCTTGGAAGGCGGTTTGAAACCGCCTACAATGAGGGATACGGTCAGATTGAGTTGCCCGCTGGGTCAACTTCGTTCATCGCGTCTTCGTTGGTCGACTCAGGCGGCAACTCTATCGCGGCAGAGGTTGTCGAGGCCATGTACTACGTGCGAGACTTTGATGAAGTCGGTACAAACTACAACGCATGGGTCTCAAACGAAGCGTGGACGAAGATCCAGATCTACAGTTCTCTCGAATCTCTCATGGACGTTGCCAGTGATGGTGCGGACGGGATCCTTTACGGGGCAACGCAGCGCGGCGGGATGGTCTTCATCATGAATGCGCAGGAGGATGACCTTCTTCTCAAAGTGACGTTCAACGGTCCACATGTTGACACGTCCAGCCAGAACAACTGGCTGATCTACGCTCCGTATCCAGTCATCTACAAGGCTGCGTGCTACGCGTGCGTGTACCTGGAAGACGAGGAGAGGATCCCTGTATACCAACACCTCCTTGAGGATGCTGTGGAGGTTGTGAACATTTCCGATTCGATGAGGAACGACGCTCCGGCGTCCATGCAGGAGGCATGACATGGCTGAGTTGAGTAGCAACAGAACGAGCGACGCGACCAAGATCGGTCAGACCGACAACTGGGACATCGAGTTGGAGCAGGATATTGCCGACCTGATCGGTGTGGCGCTCGACCACGTCATCTCTTCACCCATTTTCGCTTCAGGGTCCTTTGACGATGGCGCCGTGGATGCCAATGGAGGGGCTCAGGTAAACACTGATGGTTCGATCAACGGCGTTCTTCGCTTCCTGACTACGGCAGCTACAGCCAAGGCCGCATCTGGCGTCGAGTTTGAAACAACGGACGGGTCCAGGTTCAAGCTGTGCGCGATGGCGTCGTCTCTGGACCTGTATGAGTACGTCGATGACGCATGGGTTTTTCTCGCTTCCCTTAACGAGGGCATCGGCACGTTCCTCGGCTTGTCTGACGTTAGCACTGATGATCCAGATCCAAACACCTTCGTTGGGCACGGTGGTGAGTTCGTTGTTGTTAACGATGACGAGGACGCGCTCACGTTTTCCGCAATCGCTCCAACGGCATCGGTGGCGCAACTTTCTGACATCGGTGATGTGCCTGAGTATCCAGTTACCCCTCATGTCGGGAAGTTCTTGAAGCTCTGGGACGACGAAACGCTAGAGTGGGTTGGTTCAGACCCAGGTTCCGGCGCTCAGTCCATTGCTGAACTTGATGACGTCATTGATACTTTTGTCCCGAGTGAAACAACGCAAATGGGAGTGGCCGAAATCGCAAATACTAGCCTACCAGCGACTCCCAATTGGCAAGTAGTTCATCGTCCCGGTAGCTGGGCATACGGCGTCAGCATTGGGCTTCATGAAAGTCCCAATGAAACGTATATCAGTCCGACTGATCCAGAGAGATGGAAACTCTACCCTGACACGTACAAGTACGTGTACTTTACTCCGTCTCTTGGGAGCTTGAGTCCAGGAGACTTGAGCGCGCTTGTGTTCTTTGAAGCTCTTGGTGATGACTTCTGCGACATCAACTCTCCCAACAACTACCCTGGATTGTGGAAGTGGGAAATGGAAATGGGGATCGTCCCTAACGGAGACTTTAATGACTTTCTCATTTCTGACGTCGAGGTGTCTGAAGATCAGGGAGGAGAGTTTCTCGCTGTCCATACCGTTGGGTACCATCATGGGATCTATTATTACAACACCTCTACGGGACAGAACAGGTTCTACAACTTCTACAACAGTTACATGGTATCGAAGTGCCACTGGTATACGAAGTTGAACAAGGAGACTCCTAGCGCCGGAAAATTCAGGATCAAAATTAAGGCTGCCAGGATGACGGAGCCTGTCACCATCATGGATGGTCACAAGATCAACCTCATCGGAACAAGGATTAGGTAATGACCGAGCGCGTCCCGATCATCGTCCCGACCAACGGCGTTCGGAAGGACGTTGCTAACCTGATCCAGACACCTGACATGATGCGTAACGGCACCAACGTCATGGTGTACGACGGGACGGTGCGCCCGCGACCGGGTTCAAACCGAGTCGATGTCGGCGGCGTCGTCACGTTGTGGAAGAAGACGGCGACCTCGGTAAGGTGCTGGGCGGCGTTTGGCGTGTACCTGATCTACCAGTCGACGGTTGATGACAAGTGGTACTACTCCGTCGACCACGGGTTCGAGTGGTTTGACATCACCGCTGACGTCACCGGGCCGTCCGTTGTGTCCCGTCTCGCGTACTGCAGGGACAGCGAAGTGCTTCTTGCGTTTGACGACCAGGGGGACCTGTGGACCGTTAGCGTTTCCTCGTTCCCAACTCCGAAGACGCTGGCGTTTACGAAAATTGGGAGCTACCTCGCAAATTATGGATCGCCTGGGATTCTCTACAAGACGGATCCCGTGTTCTACGATTGGGTGAATGACACACTTTGGTGGCAGGCAAGGAGAAACGGAGGCGCTGACCAAGCGAGGGTCTGCGCACTTACGAATGCGAGCGCCGTTACAAGTGGGACGTACGCCGCCAACTTCTTAGGTGGCATGGCAGTCCAGAGACCAATGTCACAACATCTGATCGGCGCGAACGCAGACGAGCCGTTTGATCATTGCTGGGTGCGAACTCCATTGAGTGGTGGTCTGACCTATCAGTACACCAAGCTAGTCCCTAAGGACGACGGTGGCACCCTTACCGTTTCTGTCGATGACTGGTTTTTCAATGACTCCTTTGCTTATTCCGTGTTCACCGTTCCAGGTTTCATAGGGGACAGTCAGACGGTTGCGTTTCTTCGCGGTCGCGGGCTGTACCGCTTCGTGTACGTTTCTCGGGCTGTGAACAACGTTTCATGGTCAACAACCAAGAAACTGAGCCCGGTTTCGGAATCGGCGCAGTACCGGTTGTGGCAAAAGTCAGATACCAAAGAGGGCTTTCTTGCGGCTCAGTGGTGTGTTGTTGGCGCCGACAATGTCCGCACTGATGACACCGGGACGACGTTCGAGCAGTACGACGACTTCCCAGGAATTCCGAACAGTCTTGTCGAGATGCAGGCGTACGACGACGGCTCCGAGTACTACTTCGTATCCGCTACGAACTCACTTGGTGGTCTCGAGCTGTGGTTCGTGAATGGACAGACCGGGACTGGAGTGCAGGGTGACCCACTTACCGGTTACGGGATGTCAATCTTCCAGGGGGACCTGGACACGGAGCCCAGCGGGCTGTACGTTGGGACCGAGCACCGGCTTCTACACTTCAACTTCGCCACGGACATCTGGGACGACCTGAGTCCTCAGTTCACGGAGACAGAGCCTCCTGACCCTGGTGACGACCTCACCTACAAGATCGACGGGGACCTCAACACCAACCGGTGGGTCTGGCGCGTCACCGAGAAGAACGGTGACAAGTACATCATCGCCACCAACGGCCAGATCCCACCCGTCGCCTGGATGGAAACGCTTGACGAGTTCCGGCCGGTCGGTGACATCGACGAGGACGGCATCATTGATGGTGACGAGGTTTCGGCTCCGCTGGCGACGTGCATGGCGCTGGCCAACAACCGCCTCGTCCTTGGCAAGGGGCTGTCGGTCTACCTCTCGGCCCCACAGGACTTCGACCTCGGGTACGAGACGGAGTTCAAGCTCGCGGACACCTACGGCAACCTGGTTGCCATGCGAGAGCTGAACGCCATCACGATCGCCATTCTGAAGACCGACGCCATCTACCACGGCGTGTCTCAGGTTGAGTTCATGGGCGTCAGCGCTCCGATGCGCTTCGAGCTGATCAAGGCCGGGATCGTAGGTCCGTGCTCTGACGCCAGCGTGGTGTACCTGCCGGACGGGCGCCTGTGCTGGCTCGGCCGAGACGGAGGGGTGTACATCTACGACGGCGCGGTTCCAATAGACGCAGGGCGTCATATCCGGCACGCCATCTCTCCGCTGCTCGACACCGACCGGCTCGGTTGGGCGCACGGCACCGTGGACACCAAGCGCAACCTGCTGTGGTTCTTCTTCCCCATCAAGGGTCTTGAGAACTACGGGATGAACAACGGAATCGTCATGAGCATCGACCAGGGCAACGTGTGGCCGACATGGTTCGTGCAGTGGCCCACAGAGTGGGAGGTCATGGCGTCCATGAACGTCTACACGCAGACCGACATGGTCTACGGTGACTTCCCTGAAACGACGTACCTTCAGCTTCAGGAGCTTCCGTACAGCGCCTTCCAGGGCGGCGTGTGGAACTTCATGATCCTGCGGAAGAACCTGTCCGCCTACACCCTCGACTGGTCAATGGCGAACGACAATGGCGTCCCTGTCCACGTCTTCATGGAGACGGGCTGGTACGATTTTGACGATTTGTACGCGTTTGATACGTTTCACGAGATGCACCACAACGTCGAGCTTGACGCTCAGGACGAGCTGACCTGGACGCTGATCTCTGAGCAGAGTGACGGGTCGGAGCTTCGGCAGGAGTCCGTTCTTCAGCCGAGCACTGCGCGGCGGAGGACGACGTACCGCCAGACCGGTCGGCGCCACAGGTTCAGCATGGAGTCTGACGTAGCCAGCGTCTTTCGTTGGGGCGGGGCTACGGGGATGTACTCAAGGCGCGGTGGGCGATGACGACAGCGACTCAGCTCGCGGCCGAGCGTTATCCAGACACAACGCTCCCTTCGGTGCTGCCGCTCCCATCGCCGCCACTGACGGCGGACGACTGCGTGCGTTACATCCGGCAGCTCCACGTCATCCTCAACATGAACCAGACACGTCTGGCAGAGATCATGCGGATCATGAGTTACCACAGGGCTACCGCCTCAACGGAGGAGGACACGGGCGGCGGCGGTGGCGGCGGGACACTTGACATGCCCGCGGCCACCGGGAGCCGAGCGCTGCATACCTCCGTGGACAGGACGACCGGAGAGGCCGTTCTGTTCATCGATCTTCTTGATGCACTCGGAGTCCCGACGTGGTTCCAGGTCGGAGGTGGCGGGGGTGGTGGTGACTACCACATCGACGGTGGTCACGCTGACAGTATCTATACGTTCGAGCAGCTCGTAGACGGCGGAGATGCCAATGGCTGACATCATTCAAATTCGTAGGGACACGTTGGCGAACTGGACGTCTGTGGATCCAATCCTTGCCGATGGTGAGTGGGGATACGAGACCGACACCGGGAAGCTCAAGCTCGGGAATGGAACTGGTCTTTGGTCAACTCTTCCTTATCTCATCGGAGACGTAGACGCCATCCACGACAACATCGCAAGCGAGATTCATGCCATCACTCAGAAGACGCCACCGGTTGCGAACGACGAGCTGCTGGTTGAGGACAGCGCTGCGGCCTACGCCAAGAAGAGGGTGCTCGTCAGCGAGTTCTCTCTGGCTAGCCACACCCATACCTACTACGACGCAGCGGCTCTACACGACAACGAATCTGGTGAGATCAGCGCCCTGACTCAGAAGACCCCGCCGGTTGCGGCGGATGTTCTCGTGATCGAAGACAGTGCGGCCACGTACGCCAAGAAGAAGGTGCTCGTCAGCGAGTTCTCTCTGAACGGTCACGCCCACACCTACTACGACACGAATGCAGTCCACGATAACGAAGCCGCTGAGATTCAAAAGCTCTCTCTCGTGACCGTCGCTGCCGCTGACGTGTTGCTCATTGAGGATGAGTCGGACAGTTGGAACAAGAAGCAGATCGTAGCTAGCGATTTCGCAACGGCCGGTCACACCCACACCTACTATGACGCAAACGCCATCCACGACAACGAGGCGAATGAGCTGAGCGCGCTGACCAATAAGGCGACTCCCGCTGCGGCTGACGTGTTGCTCATCGAGGACTCGGCGGCGTCCTACGTCAAGAAGAAGTTGCTGATCTCAGCTCTCCCAG